CCCCCCGCCGCACCCCCGGGATGCGCGCTGGACGACGCGAAGAGGTGGCGTCGGTTCATGACGGCGCTCGGACGCCGCATCACCGAAGAGACCATCCGGGACATGAGGCGATCGATGCCACCGGAGGAGTTCGCTCGCGAGTTCATGGTCTGGTGGGAAGACCCTGTCGCCGAAGCCGGTGACGCCGTTCTGGACCTCAACCAGTGGGCGACCCCCACCAGCGATGGCGGCTGTCTCAACCCCGCGGCCAAGGCGCCAGACCGGTTCACCCTGTGGCTCGACGTCTCACCCGACCGGCGCTCGGCGACCATCGGCCTTGCGGGCGACGGGACCGGCGACCGGGTGCTAGTGCTGACCACCACCGTCGCGGTCGACCAGGTCGTGCCCGCGCTGCAGTCGCTGCGTCGCAAGGGCGAGGTCGTCGGCAAGGTCGCGCTCCAGCCCGCAGGCCAGGCCGGCGCCCTGATCCCCGACCTGATCGAGGCCGGCATCGACCACGAACCCGTCACCGGAGTCACCGCCGGCCAGTCGTGCGGCTACTTCATCCGCGCCGTCGAGGAAGGCCGCGTCGAGCACGTCGGGCAGGACGACTTCGACAAGGCCGCCGCCAACGCGATCACCCGGTTCTCCGACGAGGCCGAACTGTGGGACCGGCGAGACCGGAAGGTCAACATCGGCCCCGTCGTGGCGGGCTCGGGCGCCGCGCTGCGCTGGTCGCACCTGCGCACCGACCGGCCTCCGGCGCCACCCCGTCGCGCCAGAAGCGCCCCGGCCCGCACGGACACCCCCGCGAAGCGGCCCGCCCGGCGCCGCGCCAGCGACCTGAACACCGTCGGGTTCTGACCATCGTCCCCACGCCGAGAGGAGCCGGTTCGTGACTAGCGCCCCCGTCGAGCCGACCGTCCCGGTCCCCGTGCGAGAGCGCGGCTACGCAGCCGAGAACGTCGGCGGCTGGTGGTCCGACACCATGCGCGAGACCACCCCCGAGCTGCGGTGGCCGCTGTCGATCGCCGTCTACGACAACATGCGGCGCCAGGACGCCCAGGTCGCCTCCGTGCTGCGCGCCGTCACCTCGCCCATCCAGCAGACCACCTGGCGCCTCGACCCCACCGGCTGCCGCCCCGAGGTCGTCGCCCACGTCGCCGCCGACCTCGGCCTACCGATCGTCGGGCAGGGCAACGACGTGCCAGCCGCCCGGGCGCGCGGCCGGTTCTCCTGGCACGACCACCTGCGCCTCGCGCTGCTGTGCCTGCCGTTCGGGCACATGTACTTCGAGCAGGTCTACCGCTACGACAACGCCACCGGCCTGATCCACCTGCGCAAGCTCGGCCCGCGCATGCACCGCACCATCGCCAAGATCAACGTCGCGCGCGACGGCGGCCTGGTCTCCATCGAGCAGGCCACCGCGGGCCTCGGTGCCGGCGCGGTCACCCTGCCCGTCTCGCGGCTGGTGGCCTACGTCCTCGACCGCGAGGGCGGCGACTGGCTCGGCACCAGCCTGCTGCGTCCGGCCTACAAGAACTGGCTCCTCAAGGACCGGCTGCTGCGCGTGCAGACCCAGACCGTCGAGCGCAACGGCATGGGCATCCCCTGGTACACCGCCGCCGGGACCAGCGCCGACGAGATCGAGGCCGGCGAGGAGATCGCCGCGGCCGTCCGCGCGGGCGACAACGCCGGCGGGTCCGGGCCCGCCGGCTCGAAGATGGAGCTGCTCGGCGTGGTCGGCAGCCTCCCCGACGCCGAGAAGCCCGTGCGCTACCACGACGAGCAGATCGCCCGAGCGGTCCTCGCGCACTTCCTCAACCTCGGCACCCAGACCGGCTCCTGGGCGCTCGGCTCCACGCTCTCCGACTTCTTCGCCGTCTCCCTCAACGCCGTCGGGCGACTGGTGGCCGACACCGCCAGCGAGCACGTCGTCGAAGACCTCGTCGACGTCAACTGGGGAACCAACGAGCCCGCCCCCCGGATCGTCTTCGACCCCATCGGCGCCAACGAGGGGTCTGTCGTCCAGGCGGTCGCCGTCCTCGTCAACGCCGGCGTCCTGCAGTCCGACGAGGCCCTCGAGCAGTTCGTGCGCACCTCGCTCGGCCTGCCCGCTCGCACGAACACCCCGCTGCCGCAGCCCCAGGAGGACTGATGCCCCAGCGCACACCCATCGCGGTGCCCGGCGCCGAGAACGACGCCCCGACCTACCGCTACTGGGGCCGCACCAAGCCCCCGAAGAACGCCGACGTGCTGTGCGCCGTCCAGCCGCGCATCGCCGCCGACGACCCCGCCAAGGCCACCCTGCGTCTCTACGGCCCCATCGACTCCTGGGGCGGCTACTGGGGGACCTCCGCGAAGGAGGTCGCCCAGGCCCTCGATGCGCTCGGCGACGACGTCACCGACATCCAGCTGCGCGTGAACTCCCCGGGCGGCTCGGTCTTCGAGGGCCTCGCGATCCTCAACCTGCTGCGCGCCCACCCGGCAACCGTCACCGCAGTCGTCGACGGCCTCGCCGCATCGGCCGCGTCCTACGTGGTCGCCGGCTGCGACCAGCGCGTCATGGCCCCCGGGACCCAGATGATGATCCACGACCCGTGGTCGTCTGCCTGGGGGTGCAACGCGGCCGAGATGGCCAAGGCCGCCACCACCCTCGACAAGATCGCCCAGGGCCTCGCGGACCTCTACGCCGACGTCGCCGGAGGCACCTCCGAGGGCTGGCGCGACGTCATGCGCGAGGAGACCTGGTACACCGCCGACGAGGCCCTCTCGGCCGGACTGTGCGACCAGGTCGCGGTCGTGCCGAACCTCGGTGCCGCCAGCACCGCGGGCGACGACGAGCCCGACACCGACGACGACGGCGAGCTGCTCGACGCCTTCGACCTCTCGGTGTTCTCCCACGCGGGACGCCCCCAGGCGCCCGCCCCCACGCCCCCGAACGCGTCCGCGGTCGGGTCCACCCACACCCAAGGAGGTTCTGCCGTGGCTTTCACCACCGAGCAGCTCACCACCATGCGGGACAAGCTCCAGCTCTCGGAGACCGCGGACGAGGCCGCCATCGTGGCCGCCGTCGAGGCCGTGGTCGACGAGTCCCTCGAGGAGCGCCCGCCCAGCAACGACCGAGGCGCCAGCGCCAAGGTCCCCGACGGGATGAGCCTCGTCGAGACCACCGTCCTCGACGACCTCAAGACCGGAGCCGCCGCCGGCCGCGCCGCCCAGAAGCAGCTGGCCGACCAGGCCCGCGACGCCCTCATCGAGGACGCCATCAAGGCCGGCAAGACCAGCCCCGCCCGCCGCGACCACTGGGCGAAGGCCTACGACGCCGACCCCGAGGGCACCAAGGCCACCCTCGCCGCACTCGAGGCCGGCCTGGTGCCGGTCACCGAGCAGGGCCACGACACCGGCCAGAACACCAACGACGCCACGCACGGCGTCGACGACGCCGCGCTCGACCGGTTCGCCGCCGGGTTCGGCCTGAGCAAGGAGGCCCTCCGTGGGTGACTACACGCCGAAGTACCAGCCCGGCGCGGACCTGACGCGCACCGCCAGCGGCACCGTCACCGGCGGGCAGATCGTCACCGTGGCCGGCGCCGCCGCCGGCGCGGACGCCGCCGACTTCCTGGGTGTCGCCCGTCAGGACGCCACCAGCGGCAAGACGTTCCTCGTGACCAGCGGTGGCGTCCAGCGCGTCGTCGCCGCCGGCGCCATCGCCGCGGGTGCGCGCGTGAAGTGCGCCGCCGCCGGCAAGGTCACGACCTTCGCCGCCGCCTCCGACAACTCTGACCTGCGCGTCGGGATCGCCCTCGAGGCGGCCGCGGCGGACGGCGACGAGCTCGACGTCAAGTTCGACCGCTGAGGAGACCAGCATGACCACGTTCCCGACCCCCGCCACCCTCGACGGGCAGAACATCACCGTCGACTGGCTCATGAACAACCCGATCGTCGTGCACCGCACGCTCCGCTCGCTGGTCGAGCAGCGCCTGGTGGGCGACAAGATCCTCTCCGGCCGCGTGGACGCGACCGGCTCCGGCGTCGTCATCCACGGCGTCTCCGAGTCGATCATGGCCACCCGCGACCCGGAGATCATCACCGCCCTCGGCGAGTACCCGCTCACCGACGACGGCGACGAGGTCCCCGCCCGGGTCGAGGTCGTCAAGAACGGCCTCGGCACCCAGATCCCCGACGAGCTCATCTCGCGCAACCGCCTCGACGTGGTCCAGCGCAAGATGCGCAAGCTCGCCAACCGGATCGCCTTCAACTTCGACTCCACCGTGCTCTCCGCGGTGGGCTCGGCCGTCACCCAGACCCAGGAGGCCGCAGCCGCCTGGTCCACCGGCGGCGCCGACCCGCTCCTGGACACCCTGCTGTCCGGGGCGCAGGTCGACGAGCTGAACGAGGGCTACGTCGTCGACACCATCCTGGCCCGCCCCACCCAGTGGGCGCGCCTGGTCGCGGCGACCAAGATCATCGAGCGCGCGCCCCGGGAGGGCGCCAGCAACCCGGTGCTCACCGGGCAGCTGGTCCAGTTCGCGGGCCTCAACATCATCAAGTCGACCAACCTGCCCTCGGGCGTCAACGTGATGGTGCTCGACTCCACCCAGCTCGGCTCCATCGCCTACGAGAACATCGGCGGCGACTTCTCGGGCCGTGCCCCGGAGGTCGAGACCCACAACGCCCGCATCCCCGGCCGGGACGGCTGGCTCATGCGAGGCCGCAAGGTGGCCGCGCCGATGATCCAGGAGCCCGCCGCCGCGGTGAAGGTCACGGGGGTCTGAGATGGCGAAGCAGAAGATCCTCAAGGGCAAGGCCCCGCTGACGGTCTGCCGCACCAACACCGGCTCCTACGAGCAGGTCTACTGCGGTCAGATCGTGCCCGCGTCCATCACCGACGCCGACCGCACCCGGCTCCTCAAGGAGGGGTACCTCACCGAGGAGGAGGTCGACGTCGCGGCCGGCGACGACACCCCGGCACCCGGGACCGCTGACGCGGTCCTCGCCGAGGTGGGCGAGGACCCGGCGAAGGCCAAGGCGGCCCTGGCCGAGGAGCAGAAGCGCGACAAGCCGCGCTCCACGCTCGTCGCCAAGCTCGAGGCCATCGCCGCCACCGGCGACTGAGCAGGCA